CATTACCGAAGAAGTCCAGAACGGTAGTCAGGAACATACCGAAGTTTCGAGTAGTCTTCGGCGACCTTCCAAGCGAATAGTCGTTAATCTCCGCTTGAATCATTGCTTTAGTTATATCGGTTATGTATCTTTTGCCGAGAGTGGGGCTAATTTGACAAATAAGCGACTTATAAGCCTTTATGGTAGTTATACTTAACACGTTGCTTTTTGCGTCTAAATAAGCCCCACAAGCGCCTACAAGGGTATATTTAGTTATAGGTTTCTCTATTGCCTTGCTAATTAAGGCCAAGGCTTCCGTTTTGGTCGGCTTATGATCTACTGTCAGAGAGTAAGTCGTGCCTTTTTCGGTCTGTCTTATCCGATAGTGACCGGAAGGTAGTTTCGTTATGTTCATTTCTTCTGCCCTCCTAACTTCAACGCATATTCAAGAAGCCTATTCTTTTGCGACTCGGTACTGCCGCAGGCTCTCAAATTGATTATCAGTGAGTATTCATCATCCGACAAATCAATCGGATGTTTTCCACCTCCGAGATCATTCCATTTTTTCTCAAATTCTGTTGCAGTTTCAAAGGTCTGATAAGGTGAGAAATCATCTTCTAATAATTCCGATTTTTTAATTCCAAAAATTGTAGACATAGATTCTATCATATCCATTTTAGGTTCTGTTCGTCCACATTCCCATGAAGAGATGGTCTTATTAGATACGTTTAACTTTTCTGCAAGCTCACTCTGTTCCATATTTAAGGCTTTTCTCATTCTTTTTATGTTATTTCCTATGTTCATAAAATCACCTTCTTTCCAGATTCATTATATATCACACAAACAAAAAAATCTATAATACATAGATTTTAATGTTGACAATCTACAAAACATAGATTATATTATAGGAGTGTTCTACAAAACATAGATTGTGAAAGGAGGTAGCCACAAAATATGGCATTAACTTTGAGACAGTGGCGAAGAGCCAAAGAAATCACACAAAAAGAAATGGCTGATAAGTTAGTCATTCATGTGAACACTTATCAGAACTGGGAAGAATCACCCGACAAGATAAGCGTTTCAAATGCTGTCAAGATTGCTGACATTCTTGGAGTAAGTATTGATGATATTGATTTCAGAAAGGAGGTAAACATTTGAACGAATTAGTCACATTAAGAAAAGACGAAGCGGTAACAACAAGCCTACTGATAGCGGATATGTTCCATAAATCACACGCTCATGTATTAAGGGACATCGAAAATCTTGATTGTAGCCCCGAATTTACTAAATCCAATTTTGGATTGAGTAAGTATAAGGACACAACCGGCAAGTACAACCCAATGTATTACATCACAAAAGACGGTTTTACTTTTTTAGTAATGGGGTACAGAGGGAAGAAGGCAGCAGAGTTTAAAGAAGCGTATATTTCCGCTTTTAACAAAATGGAAACCGTACTTCGTGAAAAGTCAACTTCCGTATGGCTTGAAGCAAGGAAGAGGGGACAGATAACCCGAAAAGCCGAGACGGACGTTATCAAGGAGTTAGTGGAGTACGCCAAAGCACAAGGGAGCACACACGCAGATATGCTTTATATGACTTATTCAAAGTTAGCGAATACCTTGTGCGGTATTAAGAGCCGAGATCAGGCGACCTCTTCACAGCTTCACGACTTATCAATCTTTGAAAATCTTATCTTGTCTATGATTCGCTCCGGCATAGAAGCGAATATGGACTATAAGCAGATTTACAAGGAATGTAAGGCAAGATGTAACGCCGCCCAGCAGATAGCAATGATAGGGGGTTAAACAATGCCAAAAGTAGATTATGACAAACCAAAGAAACTTCACGAGCATTTCTGTGATTTAGTTCGTGGAACAATGCGGCGGCAGAAGGTATCCCAAACGGAGTTAGCCGAGTATTTAGGTCTTACTTATTCGTCTATATCGCTCCGTTTGAACGGATACCAGGATTGGAAACTATTAGAGGTGTTTAAGACAATGGAATACCTCGAATTGAAAGGAGAGGATGTTTTTGTTTAAGCGATTTAGAGTATTCCACAGGAAAAACGGGTTAGAAGAAAAGTTCTTCCGCTCTATGAGAGAACTTCTTAATCAGACCGACTTTGACGAACAGAAGGAGACGGACGAGAGCCTTTTAACTAAAGCCTTGTTTGAGTATATGGTTTCAAAGGGAATCCACCTTCCGGAACTCTTCCCTATGGCTTCGACTATCGGAGACTTGGAAGTTATTTATAAGTTCGGTTATTCAGCGATCATCAATGACGGAAAGCTAATCGGCTTCCGCAAAGAAAAAGCCCTCTAATGTTGGAGCATTAGAAGGCACACATAAAAGTTTATCTGAAAGGAACTAATATGTTGACAACTATTATATCAAGGTTCGGGGGTATTCGTAAAGTGAAAGATTTTGACTTAAGCGATTTTATCTGCATTATCGGTCTTTTAGCCGTATCTATCGGAATGGCGGCTATCTATGTATTCATTCTGCACCCCGAAGACAACCCCACATTAACAAGTTATCCACTTAAAGTCGAAGCGGTGGAAGTTCGAGAAGTCGAAGATATTTCAGAAGTCAAAGCCCCGGTCCTTACCGACGAGGAAATCTTGGCAGCGGTAGTTATGGCAGAAGCAGGCAATCAAGATATGCTCGGCAAGGTTGCGGTGGCTTCCGTAGTCCTTAACAGAGTGGACTACTACGGAACGACAGTAGAACAAGTGGTAAACGAACCTAATCAGTTCGCATATCCCTACTATGGGACCGTATCGGAAGATTGCTACAGAGCGGTAGAGATAGCGCAGGCGTCAAGAGACCTTTTCCCCGAAGATATGCTCTATTTCAGAGCCTTTAAGTATCACGACTTCGGGATACCTTACGAACAGATCGGAGATCATTACTTTTCATTACACGAAAGAGAGGAAGACAAATGAGCGTATTTGAGAAATTAAACAGTATCAACGTAAACGGACATACAGAACAGAAGAACGGACTTACCTACTTAAGTTGGGCGTGGGCTTGGGCAGAGATCAAGAAGGCTTTTCCCGATGCTATCTACACGATTTATGAGAACACCGACGGGTGGAACTACCACACAGACGGTAAGACGTGTTGGGTAAAGACCGGCGTTACCATAGGTGGCTTGGAACATATCGAGTATTTACCCGTTATGGACTTCAAAAACAAGTCAATTCCTTTAGAGTCTGTCACATCTACGGACGTAAACAAGGCTATTCAGAGATCACTTACAAAGGCTTGCGCACGTCACGGACTCGGGCTTTACATCTACGCAGGCGAAGACCTTCCCGAAGACGACAAGATAAGGCTTGAAGAAGAGAACAAGCCCATAGGAAAGAAGGACGCAACAGTTCTTAAGAGCCTTCTGGAACAGAAGAACGTCAACATTCCGAAGTTAATGGAGCAATATAAGGTCGAAGCCTTGGAGAAGCTGACAAACAGACAGTATGCGGAGATATTGGGGAAGTTAAATGGTTGAGCTAATCGGTAAGATAAAAGACCTGGTTATATCCCGAAGCGGTGAAGCACTTCTCACATTCGTTTTAAAGACCGATTTAGGCGCTTTAGAGTCCGAGGTAAGCAATTTATCGTCAAAAGATATTTCACTCAAATTTGGGGCATATACGCCTAAAAGAAGCCTAAATGCGAACGCTTACTTCCACGTTTTGTGCCGGGAGATAGGAAAGAAGATAGACCGTACCGAGACCTTCGTAAAAAACGATATGATAGCCCACTACGGACAACCGCTTATCGTGGACGACGAAAGAGTGTACCTAAAGTCAAACCTTGCGATAGATAAGATGTGGGAACTTGAAGACGTACACGCCAAATCAATCAAAACGGGCATAGAGAACGGCAAACCGATTTACTATTACGCCCTTATGCGGAAGACTTCGGAATATAACACCGCCGAAATGTCCTTCTTGATAGATAACACGGTCAGAGAAGCGCAGGACCTGGGAATACCCACGATCAGCGATAACGAGATACAAAGGCTTTTGAATATCTGGGAGACAAGATAATGTCGGAATCAATTTTATGCAATGAAAAGGTGTGCTTTAGATGCGGCACTCCGTTTAACCTTCACAAACATCATATATTTTTTGGAAATGCCAACCGCAAGATGTCCGAGAATTTCGGCTGTTGGATTTGGCTATGTGCCAGGCACCACAATATGAGCGATGAAGGAATACACTTCGACAGAGCTTATGATCTGGAGATTAAACAGATGTGTCAAGAAGAGTGGGAAAACCGAATGGGAGACCGAGCCGCATTTATCCGCACCTTTGGGAAAAGTTATCTTTAAGGTTTGAAACCTTGGATATAGTAACCCGTAAACCTTGTTTAACGAACCGTTCGTCTGTAACCAAAAACCAAAATATATCACAAACGAAAATTAAATAAACAAAAGGAAAATGTCTAAAAAAATATTGCGATTGCCAAATTGAACGGTTCACATAGGGGGCAGAAATGCCCCCGGAAAGGAGCGAGAATGTCACAAAATGAGTTAATCCTTGACTACCTTAAGTCGGGGAAGAGTATAAACCCTATGATAGCACTTAAAAAATTCCATTGCTTCCGTTTGGCTTCCAGAATCGCCGACTTAAGAGCAAGAGGACACGAAATCAAGCGGTCAATAACGACAGATACAAACGCCGAAGGGGATACGGTAAGGTATGCGACCTATTGGTTGGAAAGGGAAAAGAATGATTAACAGCAGAGAAAAGGGAGCAAGGTTTGAGAGGACACTTGCGAGAATCTTCAAGGGCTACGGATACGATGAAGCAGAACGTACCGCACAGCATTGCGGAAAGAACGGAGACGCACCCGACGTTAGGGGGCTTCCGTATATCCACGTTGAAGCGAAGCATTACAAGAAGCAAGCCTTCAATTATGAGTGGATGGACCAGGCGAAGCGTGAAGCAGGCGGAAATCTTCCTGCGGTATTCCATAAGACCGACAACCACGAAATCCTTGTGACTATGACCTTGGACGATTGGTTTACCCTTTACCGGGAGTTCGAATCTTCTATGGCGTTAGCCGAGGAAAACCCCTTCGAAGGTATCAAAAAAGCGGTGGAAGACTTCAACAAAGCAACAGATTGGGGGCGTAAGGATGAATGAAAAAAGATACTATTGGCTGAAACTGAAAGAGGACTTCTTCTCTTCGAAGCGGATTAAGAAGATAAGGTCTATCGCAGGCGGCGATACTTACACGATCATTTACCTAAAAATGCTCCTTAAGGCTCTAAAGAATGACGGTTACCTTTACTTTGACGGCGTAATGAACGACTTCGCCGAAGAGATAGCCCTCGATATTGACGAGAAGCCGGACGACGTTAAGGTAACGATTCAACTACTCAGCTCTATCGGACTTATAGAACATAGTGAGGATACGGACGTTTACAAGCTAACCTATATGGATATGATGATAGGCTCGGAAACCGCCACTACACAAAGGGTTAGAGACTTTCGGGCAAGGCGTAAAGCGTTACAATGTAACACCGATGAAACGGAAGTGAAACACCTTGGTAACGTAGAGATAGAGAAAGAGATAGAGAAAGAGATAGATATAGAGTGTAAGGAAAAACGCAAGCGTTTTATCCCACCCACACTCGAAGAAGTTAAAGCCTATGTTAAGGAGCGTAATTCTTCCGTAGACCCTAAAAGATTCTTTGAATACTACGAGACGGGGAAGTGGAAGGACGCAAAGGGGCAACCCGTAAGGAATTGGAAACAGAAGCTAATCACTTGGGAGAAGAAGGACAAGCCGAATAAGTTCTGCGATCATCCCCAGAGTGATACGGATTTGGAAGATTTGGAGAAACGCATTTTTGCGAATTAGGAGAGTATGGACGTATTAGAAAACTATGTATGTGACGGACAAATGAATCTGTTTGATATGTTTGGCACTCCGTTTAAAATCACAAAGCCTATCCGCTTGATTGAGTTATTCGCAGGAATCGGAAGCCAGGCAATGGCACTTAAGACTATCGGAGCAAAGTTTGAACATTGGAAGGTAGTCGAATTCGATAAGTACGCAATAGCAAGTTATAACGCTATTCACGGAACTAACTTTCCCATGATAGACGTTACCAAAATAACGGGGAAAGACCTTGAAATAGTCGAAACTGACAAGTACGATTACTTACTTACTTACTCCTTCCCTTGTACCGATTTGAGCGTCGCCGGTCGTATGCTTGGAATGGCAGAAGGCAGCGGTACAAGATCAAGTTTGCTTTGGGAAGTCAAAAGGCTTTTAGACGAGTGCGAGAATCTTCCGCAAGTCTTGGTTATGGAGAACGTCCCCCAAGTCCACAGTTCCGAGAATATGCCGCACTTTAAAAAGTGGTTATCTTTCCTAAAGTCGAAGGGATATGAGACCTATTGGCAAGACCTAAACGCCAAAGACTACGGAGTAGCGCAGAGCCGCAACCGAACAATAGCGGTTAGCTTTATGGGAAACGGAACTTTCAAATTTCCGAAGCCGTACCCACTTGAAAAGAGAATGAGCGACTACCTCGAAGACGAAGTGGACGAAAAATATTATTTAACGTCAGAAAAAGCGAAAGAACTTATTGATAAATTGATTATAGGGGGCAAAATCCTGACAGACAGACAGACAGACGGTTGAACTGTCTATCGACGCTAAACCTATCACGGAATCGAGAGCGATTATGGCAAGACAAGACAGAGGAATTAGCCACATCAGCGGTCAAGGTAGCGGAGTCTGTGAGATTAGTCGGATTTATAACCGAGAAGCCACATCAAAGCACGGCGGTATATAGTCCCGAAGGATTTAGCCCTTGCATTGACGCAACCTACACACAACACCCCGGGAGAGTAATAGAGTACAAATCAATTTGATATTTAGGGGGGGGGTGCGACTTAACAGCAAATAACCCCGACTTAATGGAAATAATAAGTTGTATCGCCGCACGGTATGACGCAGGAATAGTTAATCACGAAAAGGAGCATACTGGCGTTATAGAAATCTATGAGGTAACAAATGAACAGTATAAAAGTTGTCGGAAACCTACTTGACGAATCGAATAAATTCAAAGCAAGTGGTCGAGTGTATGACGGGGGGGGTATCGCGCCGACTTTAGGATCGTGTCACTTTCAAAGTGAGAAGTATCTAATCGAAACAAAGGAGCTAAAAGTGAAAGACAATTTGGTTTTAATCCGGCAAGCAACAAGTGAAGGGGCTATCCCTTGCAAAATAGGGGGGGGTGGCAGATTTGAGTTACCCCGACTCACAGACCAGGCGAGGAAGAGTAATCGAGAACGGAGAAATAAGCCCGACTCTAACGACGGAGAATATCCCTAACGTACTTGAAGAGTGGATTTGGGAAGTAGACGGACACAAATATTTGATTCGTATTCGGAAACTTACCCCGAGAGAATGTTGGCGGCTTATGGACTTTTCAGACGAGGACTTCAACAAAGCTGAAAGCGTGAACAGTAACACACAACTCTATAAGCAAGCCGGGAACAGTATCGTTAAAAACATATTATGTGAAGTATTTAAACAGTTCATAGACCAGAAGGGAGAATAAATGGGACACATAATTGAGAATAACTGCGTATCTTGTGAATACTGCATTAATTGCGGACGTAGGGAGCAGGAAGCCTACTTCTGCGACAAGTGCGGCGACTATGCGGACCTATGGACTCCGCTCTATAGGTTTGAAGATAAAGACCTTTGTTGGGAGTGCTACAAAGAGCAATTTAACGAAAAGATGTGTGACGATATGGACGATGAGGTGTGTGTGAAATGCCACAAGGAAGCAGACTTCCTCTATAACAAGGACGGCGAGTGGCTTTGCTCCGAATGTCTGGAAGCGGAAGCGGAAAGGGTGGAAATAGATTGAACGAGTTAAAGAAGGGTGACACGATCAAATGCAAAGATAAGGACGATATGGTCAATACCTTTATGGAACTTCAAAAAGTGGGAGTCGATACGGACTTCCTCTATGAGAAGGACGGAGAAAAGGGACTCTGGCTTATAGTCGTCGGAAGGGAGAACAAATGACAAGAGAGGAACAGTTAGCGTGTCTTAAAGACCGACCTTGTGACGTTTGTAAAATGCGGACGGAACACGGGTGTAGTTCTTGGGAATGTGTCTTTGAGCAAACGCCGGACGAAGAAAAGAGCATCTGCAACAGATGTCAACATCAGATAGTATGCAAGCTCGAAGACGGGTCGGCGGTGGTTAAGTGTGCCGAGTATCTGGAAATCAAGAAGAGCGACTTCGAGAAGTGCGTACCTATGGCGGAGATAGACAGAGACTATATCAAGTTCCCTAAAGGGTCACTAAAGAAGCGTGAAAAGGACTATGTGGTTTACAACTACGCTTGGCTAAAAAAGAATTGGCAGACCGAGTTAAAGGCAATGGGAATTGATTGGAAGGAGTAAATATGATTAAAGTTGAACATTTAGACGGAATTATTAAAGATTATCACAGCAAGAACTACCGTAAGCGTGAGATAACAAAGGAACAGTACGACAGGGCGGTAAACGATCACGATGCAAGCGGTATATTTACCGCCGCAGAGGTTATGGGCTACGGAGTTTACGAGACCGAGTACATAGAAGAGGACGGAAGATACTTCGTAACCTATGAGTTGGGAGATACTTGCGATTAAGGGGGTGCAGGAATGACAAGAGAAGATGCCGTAACAACACTTAAGGATATATCGGAAATGGTGCATAAGCAAAAAGAGATTGAAAAATCTACTCTTTACGGAATCCTTGATAGCAATAATGAACCAATTGAAGCCCTTGATATGGCAATCAAAGTATTAGAGCAAGAGCCAACAACTAAGGAAAATTTAGTAGTTGAGGATTGTATCAGCAGAGCCGAGTTACTGAAGGCAATAGATACATGGGATAAGTTTGGTGTAGATGACACAAATTCATTATTTCGATTAGATAATTTATCACTACCGCATTATGTACCATACATTCATTATGACGATGTTGTAAAAGCAATCAAAGGTATGCCGAGTATTCAGCCAAAGACAGACGAGCCTATGCAAGTTGAACTTGAGGGAGACGGATATTCTGACGGAAAACTTGTTTATGATTATGGCAAATGCCCAAAATGCGGATGGGAGTTTGAGTATGGCGAAAAGGATTGGGAAGAACCTTATTGTTGCCATTGCGGACAGAAATTACATTGGTTTGAAAGCGAGGACAAGGAATGAGCGGTGGAAGTTATGCCTACATATACAGCAGATTATCAGAAGAATGTGAAAACAGAATGTATGATGCTGAAATGGATGACCTTATAAAAGATTTGTGTAAGGTATTGCACGACTTGGAGTGGTGGCAGAGCGGTGATACATCCGAGGGACAGTACAGAAAAACATTAAGCGCATTTAAGAAAAAATGGTTTAAGGGAGATAGGGAGCAGAGACTAAAAGGATATATTGATGGACAGATAGGAATTGTGAGAAACCAGTTATATTCCTTGATAGGTGAGCCACAGGAAAGCGAGGATAAGGAATGATATACGAGACCATAGGTGACAGACTTAAGTATTCTCTTAAAATCCGCAAACTAACCCAAAAGGAGTTCGCACAGAGGACAAATATCACAGAGTCCGCAATGTCTCGGTATATCAGTGGCGAAAGAGTACCCAGAGCGAACACGTTAGTTAGTATATGCAGAGAGTTGGGTGTGTCAGCGGATTGGTTATTAGGAATGACGGAAAGTGAGAAGCAATGAGTAAGTTATACACGATACAAGTTAATGTCCCTATTTGCCCGGAGTGCGGCGGCGGATTAAAGTTCTATCAGATTGGCAACCGGTACAGATGTTTCCATTGCGGCGATTTATGGAACATCGTAGGCTTCGGACAGAGTGAAAGAGAGTTTATCTGCGAAAGGGGAAGGAATGAAGGAGATAGAAAAGACGTTGGGAAAGGTTAGAAACCTTTACAGAAAAGAGAAGAGACTCCAGGAGAGAGCCGACGAACTCCGTTTAGGTCTTCTGCCTTGCGGGATAGTCTATGATCGTGACAAGGTAATGACTTCCCCAAGCGATAAAACAAGCGAGGTTATGGCACAATTAGACGGAGTGGAACGGGAACTAATGGAAGTCGGCGAAGAGCTGACACAAACACAAGCCTATATAGGCAAGATAACGTTTCAGCTTCCACCGAAGGAAAGATACGTCTTGCGACAGTATTACTTAAACGGGCATTCAGCACAAATGATATCCGAAGCGATGAACATTACCAGGCGGCACTTTTTCAGACTTAAGAATAACGGCATAAGTATGCTTGAAAGGGGCGACTAATGAGATTAAGTATCATAATACCATACTACAACACGGAGAAGTACACGGACGAGCTTCTAAACGTCCTTGAAAGGCAGATAACAAAGGATTGCGAGATTATTCTCATAGACGACGGGAGCGACGAACCCTACGAACCTTATCAAGACTTTGTAAGGGTCTTCCGTCAGCCCAACAAAGGAGTGTCCGTGGCTCGTAACAAGGGACTTAAGGAAGCAAAAGGGGAATATATAGTCTTTATCGACTCCGATGATCTCGTGACCGAGGATTACATAGAGCAGATATTTAAGGCAATCGAAACGAACCCCGACACCGTGTATATATCGTGGCGGAGTTTGGATTACCGACAAGGGAAAATAATTCAATCAGAGACAGACGAGTTTAACCCGTACAATCGGTGCGTATGGAACAGAGTTTTCAAAAGGGAGTACATCAAAGGACTATCATTCCCCGAAGGGGTACAGATCGGGGAAGACGACGCATTCTTAAAGAGTCTTCCGACTGCCGAAAAGAAGACGTACATACCGAAACAGATTTACATATACCGCTCTGGAAGGGAAGGGAGTTTGATTTGGCGACACACACACGGAGAACCAACGAACCCGGCAATCAGAACGCAAGTCGTCGTTTACTGTGCAAATGCGCAACCGATAGGCGGCATAGAGACGTTTCTTTACAACTTCTGTAAGGAAATGCACGACTATTACGATATAATGGTTTTGTATGAAGATAAAATGGACGCACGGCAGATAATGAGAATGTCACAATATGTCTTTGTAAAGAAGAATGTCGGGGAGTTAATAGCGTGTGACACGTTTATAAATATCAGATTAACCGATAAAATCCCGTCAAACGTCAGATACAAGAAACTGATTCAGATGTCGCACACTTGCCAACTCGCTTCTTCGGGACCGTGGCATTGGAAGATAAAAAAGAACTATGATGATCTAATCTTTGTGTCGAAGGCGGCGGCGGATTCATTCGCAGACCAGAACTTAACATACAAGGTTATACCAAACTTAACAGACAGCGAAGAACCTAAAAAAGCCTTGTTACTTGTGTCAGCGTGTCGCCTTACCTGGGAAAAGGGCGAAGAAAGAATGTATCAGCTTGCGGAAATGCTCCGAAGTGCTGATATACAATTCACCTGGTTGGTATTTTCAGCACAGAACTTAAAGAAGGTAATTCCGGGCGTAGTTAGATGCAACCCGACGCTGGACGTGAGATCATATTTTGCTAAAGCTGATTATGTGGTACAGTTGTCCGATATTGAATCGTTTTGCTATACCTTGGCGGAAGCCTTGGAACTCGGTGTTCCTGTTCTGACGACTCCTTTATCGGTGCTACCCGAGATCGGATTCAAAGAAGGCATAAACGGGTATACGCTTCCGTTTGATATGAAGGATATAGACACAAAGAAGATTTATGAGCATATCCCGAAGTTTACTCCGCTACAGAACAGAAACCACGATATCGTGAAGATGTGGCGCAAGGAATTAGGAAACACAAAACCAACGAAAGCATACAAGCCTGACACGGAGTTTATCGAAGTAGTGGTAACGGAGTGTTACGGAGATTTGGAACTCGGAAGAAATATGCGAGTAGGCGAAAAGGCGACAATGCGAAGAGAACGTGCGCTAATGCTTATCGGAAGGGGGTTAGTCGATAAAGTATGACTATTATCGTGTTAAGCTGTTCAAAGAATACGGATACCTTCAAGCCTTTTCATCATTGTTTGGAGAAGTATTATCCAGGACACCCGAAAGTAGTTTACTATACAGACGATTACCCGAACAATCCATACTATGACACGATAATAATTCAGCACAGTTTAAATGAGTGGACTCGGGGGCTTCGGGACTTTCTAAAGATTATCCACGACGATAAAGTGTTGATGATGATCGATGATTGTTTTATCAGAAAGCCCGTAGACGTTGAAAGGATAAGGGAAGCGGAAAAGTATCTATCAGGTAGTATCGCTCTAATGAATTTTGAAAAGTCGTGGGATATAAACGACGAGCCGACAGCCTTTAAAGGGTGGAAGAAGAGAAAACACGGAAGCGCATACGAAGTATCTCTAATGTGCGGACTATGGCAGAAAGATAAGTTAATGGATGTACTATCCAGGAACTGTGACCCGTGGACTATAGAATTAGATCAAGAGCCGTGCGGATATGATTACCTTATCAACTCCGGGGATTATATCATAGATTGGGGATACAGAACTTTCAAGCCTTGCGGACTTGTAAAAGGCAAGTGGGCGCACGAATGTATAGATTTCCTTCACAGCGAAGGGCTATCCGTGGATTATAACAAAAGAGGTTTTTGCGACTAAATATCCGAAAGGGTATTGCAATGTCACACTATATGTAGTATATTAAGTATAGGTCGAAGTGTGTAAAGCGGTTGCCGATAGTCGGTAATCGCTTTATTTGTTTTGGCATTCGGTACTCGAATGTATCTCCTATATTGCCGAGCAATCCTACGTTGGGGTTGTTCGGCTTTATGATTATTATGGCAAGGGATTTCGCAAAGAGTTTCTATAATTCAAAAGAATGGCAGAATGTAAGAGAAGCGGTACTAATGCGTGACAAGTATTTATGTCAGCATTGTGGAAAGCCTGCCGAGGAAGTACATCACATTGAGCACCTGTCTCCCAAGAACATCGGCGATCCGTCCGTAACATTGGATATGAACAACCTTGTATCTCTATGTAAGG